TCGTCCCCGTTCAGGAGGTAGTCGATGCGCTTGACCATGTCGCCTGCGCAACGCAGCAACGCCACCGTCAAGTTGAAGTTCTCAATCGTCTGCTCCGAATAGTCCGAGACATTGTGCTCGGCCTCAAACTCAATCCGCTCGGCCACCGTGGCCAGTGACTTGTCGTCACCGTCAAAGAATCCACCCACCATGATCACCTCCTTCGATTAGGGCACGTCGCCCACCAGCATTTTACCGGCCTACCCCATCATTCTGATGACAGGTTTATTGCGCATACGGATTGACCACCCGGCGCGATCGCCCGGTGTCAGCGTAGTCATCCTCGTCCCAATCCTCGTCCGGCGGCGGGTCCACCTCTAGCCATCCGCTATCCCGAAGGAACCGCAGGGCCTGCGTGCAGGCGTCGACGAAGTCGTCATGGGTGGACTCAGGAAAGCTGCAGATCTGGCTGACGAACCCTTCTGCCCAATCCCGCACATATCCCTTCCTGTTGCTGCTCTCCGGTATCCACACCCGCCCTCTGGCGATGATGTGGCTCACGATGTTCAGCCGCTGCAGCTTGTCGGCGTTGCCGGGGTTGTACGCCCGGATCGGTAGGTGCGCCCGTTGAAGATCCTGAATCAGCGAGATCCCCGCGGACTTGTCCTCAATCAGCAGCAGGTCAACCCGCTTCTTTTCTTTCCCCTCGCCGTAGACCGCGCCGTACTCCTCGACTACCTTCGGCCGCAAGTCAGGGTACTGCAGCCGCTCCTGCCAGCAGTCGATCACCATGACGGACATCGGGCCATCGAGCGGCTTGAACACCCCGAACGTAATGCACGCGGTCGGATCGTTCTGCACCTTCTCGCTCGTCGCCACGTCATAGGACTGGATGATGTACTCGAACTTGGGGAAGGGTTTGCCGTCGGGCCAGAGCCGGAACATATCCCGCTTCACAATCCCCGACTCCTCGGGGTCAATGATCTCGGCGTAGATCTCCTGCCGGCCTAACGTGGTGCCCTCGTACTGTAGGATCTGCTTGCGGAAGTTTGCAGACAGGTTATCGAGGTTGGTGTACGTCGATGCCGTAGTCACCGCCACGTCGTCACCGTCCCGGCCGATCAGATCAATGATCAGGTCCTTTGGCCGCGGCGTAGTAGTGCAGATGATCCGCGTCTGCTTGCCCAACCGCACGCCGAACTGGATCTGATCCCACGCCTCCTGCAAATACTCCCACGCGGCTAGCTCGTCGCACCACGCGCCGTGGAACTGCGGACCGCGGAAGCGCTCGGGCTCACTCGCGGGGATACCCTTGATCAGCGAACCGTTAGTGAGTTTGATCTCATGGAGCGCCTTGTTGTAATCCGCGATCAGCGCCTGCGGTATCACGCTCATCAGCCCCGAGTCCCCCTCGAAGCAGGTTGAGCGCACGTCACTGCTCGTGGGAGCCGCTACAAGCCATCGCGTGCCGGGTTGGGTCCATGCCCACCAACCAACCTGCTCGGCGGCCGTACGGGTCTTCCCAGCGCCCCTGCCGGCCAACAGAAGCCAGACTGACCACCAGTCACCCGCGGGTAGGATCTGGTGCTTGTGCGCCGCCTGAAGCCACTTCATGCGCCATGCCCAAGCCACCTGCTGCTCAGGCTTGAGCGTTAGGAACTGTCGCTTAGTTTCGGGGTCCTTGAGCAGCGCGACCACGTCAGGAGGCAACTTACTCGCCACAGTTAATCTCCCACCGGATACGCGCTACCCCGGCTGAACCAATGTCATCACGTCGCCGGGATGGAACGTCCCAGCCATTATTGGGCGGGAGTTCCTTTGCCTTCACCCAACCCGCTCCGCGCAGCGATGCGCCGCTTTCATTGTGCTGGGTATAGGTAATGCACCGGACGTAGCCCATCGCTTTGGCGGCCCTCCAGATGGCACCGTAAAGCATTGAGTTGGCATTGCGGTCACCGAGCGTACACGTCCGGTTTACTTCTAACGTCAGGCCGTCATCGAGGCGTCTGGCAACCGGGCGTCCAGCTGTAGCAACTCCAATCAAAGTCCCCTCACCGTTAACCAATCCGATGCTGAACTTGTGCCCAACTGGGGGCCGATTGTGCCTGTGATGCTCCTTAACAAACTCCTGCGCCAGCTTGAGAGTGGTAGGAACAATCCGCAAACCTTCGGTTTTGGGAAAATTCCCCACTTTCATCTGTACTGGCCGGCGAGCGATCGAGACAATTTCCCACTTTGCCCCTCAAAAAGAGGGTGAAAATGGGAGGTCACTCTTCTATCTGCCGCGTCATCTCGGCATTCTTGAGGATGCTATCGAACATCTCAGTAGCCTGAATGTTGATCTGCAGGGGATTCTCAGCGTCACCAGCAAGGATCGCCCGGTCCCCATACTTCTTGGGGTTGAACTTGGCCAACAACTTCAGCCTAGTCTCGATCTGGAGCTTCCTGTGGCCCAGCATATCCTCGCGGGTATACATGACCTTCCCGTCATCAGTCTCAACGATCTTGCGCCCTTCTACGGGCGTATCCGCTATGGCCAAGCACTCCTCAGCCATTTTGTCGTAGCCGATATCACGTGCGTGCGCGATAGATGTGGAAAGAGCCTCGTCGCGCCTCATCCAATCATAAACAGTACGCCACTCAGGCATATGATCCCGGCGGCAGATCTCTCTCAGTGGAGTTCCCTCAGCCAATCCTTCGCAGATCTCCTGCGCCACGGCAGCACTGTACTTAGATGGCCTTCCAGTGGTCTTTTGCGGCGTGGTTGGTACTGCGGTACCCCCGAACTCCTCAATCATCTCCTGCTGGCGTTTGGCGGCCATTGCGGCCTCGAATGCGCCCTCGATCTTAGCGGCTTCGTTAGGCGTGATCGCCTTCTTGCGTGTTTTCTTCGTCGCGTCCGACATAGTTTCAGTCTCTTTGCGGTGAAGCCTTGATTTTACAGGACATTCTAGATTGATGCTAGAACCATATGGGAACCTTGAAGGAACCATGTTGGATCCATGATGGTTCCTTAATGGTTCGCAACAAAAAAGGCCCCGGAGGGCCTCTTTTACTTCAGCTTGGCTAATCGCTCTTTAGCGGTCCTGTATCCCCAGTTAGCCGCGGCCTGCTGTGAGGTGAATGATCGGCTGCGCTGGGGTGCTCCGAACTCTTCCCACTCTCCGTTGATCTTGCGGGTGTTCTGAACGTAGCAACGGAAGTCGGTGCCGTTGTCGCGGAACACTACCGCGTACCCAATCTCGCGGCTCTTGGCGTCGAGCTTGCCGCTGCCCATGAACGTCTGAAAGATCTCGCCGTATTCCATTCTCTTCTCCTTCTCTGTGTTGCGGTCGTTAGTGACCGTAGACAAATAATAATCGAAAAAAAAGGGGCCTTGCAACCCCTTTCGTAAAATATTTTTAGAGGGGGGTTGCCCCCCGGGTTTAGATGTTCTTGACCCAACTGCTGTATCGGCCGTCCGCGGTTTTGTACTTCTTCAGGAACGCCCTGATCATCCGGACGTTCTTCAGGGCCGCAGCCTTCTCCTCCTTGCCGAACTCGCCCCGCCGAGCCTCATCATTGTCATGGCCGGACTCGAAGAAACAGGACAGTCGGTACTCTGCTTCGTCCACGATCTCCTGATCGGTGAACTCGTCCGGCTCCTTGCGGGAGTCCGCGCAGATGATCTCGAAGGCGTACTCCATCTCGGGGATGGCCAGCGCTGCTTTGGTGATCGCTCTCATATTCTCTTCCCTTCACTTTTGGTTACGATCAAAGTGACCGCAGACAGATATTGGCATAAAAAAACCCCTTGTGCGGGGTTTTGAAAAAAATATTTTTAATTTCTTTTCCGCTGTCGTTTTCTCGCAGTTCTCTGCGCCGATCGCGGTGCTTGCCGGCCCCACGGGGAGGCCGCTGGATCAGGTCCCGGACTACCGGGTTACGCTTACGCATCAGGCTCCTCCTCGATGTAGCGCAGCCAGCGCTGAATGTCTGCGGTGCTCATCCAATCGCCGCGGGAACCGTCCTCCTGCTCGCCGTACTTTGGCGACTGCAGGTGGACCCGCATCTCCTGAATGCGATCCTTCATGGCCAACAAACGCTCGGCGTACTCTGCTCGTTCTTGCTGAAGTCTGTGGATGTGGTTCATTCGCCGCTCCTTCGCTATGGCCCCCGTAGGGGCCGGGTTGATTTAGATCCAGTTCTCAGCGATCTCGTCGAGAGCGAACTCAAGGATCTCGCTGTACCAGAACCCGTTGCCGTCCCGCACGATCACGCTATCGTCTTCGTCGAAGACATAGAAACACTTGTGGGTTGTCGTACCAAGAAGCCGTGAGCGGTCTTCGATGATCGCCTCAGCGATCGTTGGGTGGTAGTCCATCACGTTGACTAGGCGGCTTGCAGTTTT